GCCCTCATAACAGTCTCCTGTTAATCTGCCTAGCCGTCGATCGATAGCTCCTTCTCCTTTTGGGTTCCTGAGCCTCCAGCTACTCGTATACTAGCCGGGAGAGGCGCCGCCAAACGCGCTCAGTTGTCCCCAAACCAAAAGGCCATTCGGTATTCTCGATTCGATTTGTTCCGTGTGAATCAAACTTATGCGACGCTATTAGAGAGACCTTCAAGCAAAATGCGAGACTCTCTCCTCGGTGTGGTTATTAGTTTGCTTGCCTCTGATCCAGATACCACGATTATGAATGCTCCTTGACAATCACGCTCAATTGTGTCGAGATTTGCAATTGGCGAGGTTGAGTTAGTGTCAAACCGTTTCCTTCTAGCTGGCAATTTCATCGGGTATGTAAATTCATGCCATACCGGATGAGTTGCGCTATTACACTGTGAGAAGCAAACTGCTTTTACCTCAGCGAAAGTCCTTACCGTTTCCAAACAATATGCCACAGTCTCAGTGTTGTTAGTGAACGCAATAGTAACATTGCCAGCTGTGTTGAGACCAACAGCAGGTATGTATCTTATTGCACAGCTTTGGAAAACGAATTGATTGTACAATTTCGCAACATTCATCAGACTAATATTCACGGTGTCTAGACCAGTGGTAGCACCACCAATGAGGGGAACAACTAGGAAGGCATTACCGTTCGCATCTGTAGTCAAAGACGTTGTGACTTCGACTCCCGATAAAACAGTATTCTCTCCCAAATTTCCCTTAATCCGCAAACGAGGAGGGTTCCTAACACGTTGATTAATGTATCTTTCCATGTCATCGCTCTGTTTGCTACGTTTGCTCTTACGTACCATTCTTGATTATGTGTGAGTAATTTTCGATAAATTGGCGTTTATCACCGCCCCAGATAGCTGTTTCAAAATATTTTTCCAACACCTCTTGGCCATCTGGACTAATGCCCGTTTGTTTCCAGAACGAGTAACGACCTGCATCATCTGGTGTATTGTGGGTGATCGTGCTATTTTTGCTCAAAGTGCGATAGCAAGAGAACTTGTGATCTTTGTCGTGATAGTTGCCATCAACGCCGAAACGTTGTAACATTCTATAAAAAGACCCAAGCACCGGCACATCGGAGGAGAAAGCAAGTCCACACCCAGCAACATCAAACAACCAAGATCGGTACATGTCCACATCGTGACCTAAATTCACTGAAGTTACATCTTTCAATAAACATGTTTTAACATTCCTAACCATACGCCATGTGCCGTTGCTACAAAGAGGTTTGCATTGACAAAACTCGATATGCTCAAGCTCATAGACAGG